AAATGTCGGATGAGGCCTGCGATGACCATCCTTACTCGCATTGGACACCGATTCCGATCCCGCACAAGCTGACCGGGATGTCGATGCACGACCTCACGCGCGACGTGCAGATGAACAAGACTGCGATCCAGCGCGAAATCAATAACGCGATGTATCTGGCTAACCGCCCGCAGCGTGAAGTGGTAGAGGGGCAGGTCAACATCGACGACCTGCTGCAGCCAGCAGTCGGTGGTATCGTCCGGGTCAAGCAGAAGGGCGCAATCAACTCAATCGCAACGGGCGGCGAGGTCGCGTTCGCAGCAGGCTTCCAGGCCATCGAATATCTTGACGGGGTCCGCGAGGCCCGGACGGGCGTAACGCGCTACAATCAGGGTATGGACGCCAATTCGCTGAACAAGACGGCGACCGGCATGAATATCATCAGCGGCAACAGCCAGCAGCGGCAGGAACTGGTCGCGCGGCAGTTTGGCGAGTTCCTCAAGGACATCTTCGAGAAGATACTTGCCTTGGTCGCGGTGCATTCCACGCCCGAGGAAGTGGTGCGGCTTACCAGCGCGCCGTTCGTGCCGTGGCCGACGCAATACGACACGACCGTCAGCGTGGGGCTGGGCACGAACAACAAGGACCAGCAGGTCGCGCACCTGACGCAGTTGATGCAGATCGACGCCCAGATCATCCAGTTCCAGCAGGGGCTTAACGGCCCGCTCATCACCGCCGAAAACGTCTATGAGAAGCTCAAGGACTACGTGCAGGCGATGGGGATCAAGAACAACCGTTATTACACCGACCCCGCGCAGGCCGAACAGCAGCAACAGCCCCAGCAGCCGCCCGGCCCTTCGCCGGATGCCCAGTTGAAGGCCCAAACGGACCTGCAAAAGGAGGACATGCGCCAGCACGGCGCGGTGGCCTTGGAGCATGTGAAACAGATGGGCGAAAGCGCCCGGTCGGTCGTGCCTATCAATTCGGGGATGGCATTATGATTATTCCAGCTCGGCCTCCCGGCCACAAGCCGTGGCGGCGTCCGTCGAATGTGGCGATACCCCGGCCGTCCTTGCCGGTTGAAATCAAGCCTAAGCCATGACCGACGCCCGCGCTGCCAACGCCAAGCGCCTTCTTGATGACCCCCTGCTGCAAGAGGCGCTGGGTCTGATAAAGGACGAGGCAATCGCGGCATGGCAGGCCACGGCGGCCAGAGATACCGAGGCCCGCGAGATTGCGTGGCTGACAGTCAAGATCACCGACCGGATCACTTCGTGCCTGCAGGGCATGGTGGATGATGGGCGGATCGCAGCGGCCAGGACACAAGCGCCGCTGCGCTGACTTCCCGCGCTCCGGCGCATAATCAAGGAAAACCCCGATGACAGATACGGCGACCCCGGTAACGGGACCCGTTGACGCGCCTGCGTCTGCCGAAAGCATTGCCGACCAGCTTGCTTCCGAACTTGGCACAGGTGGGGAGACTGCCCCTGATGGCGTGGACAGCGTCACGCAGGAACTGGTCAACGAAGCCGAAGGAACTGGCGACCCCTCGCAAGAGGAACCCGCGACCGAGGACGATGCGACCGAAACCGCCGATGATGCCGGCGTAACCGAGGAAGACGCAACCCACGATGAGCCGACTTTCACCGTCAAGGTAAACGGTCAGGAACTGCAGGTAAAGCAGTCCGAGCTTCTGAATGGCTACAGCCGAACCGAGGATTACAAGGCGAAAACGGCGGCGGTGGCCGAAGAACGGCGCACTTTGGAAGCCCAACGGGGCAACCTCGATGCAGAACTCAAGGCCACTTACGCGAGCCAATTAGAGCAGGCGACAAGCCTTTTCGCCCAGTTCGACCCCGTCCTAGCGGAAGCGCGGACGATCAACTGGGACGCCCTCAAGCAAGCCGACCCCGCCGCCTATGTGCAGGCCCAGGATGCCGTTCAACAGCGGCTGACTGCCATCCAGCAGATGCGGCAACAGGTCGAGACGCTTCAAGGGCAAACGCAGCAGGCACAGGCCCAGCGGGCCGAAGCGGAACGGGCCACACGGTTCGATACCGCCGCCGACAAGATCGTTGAAACGATGCCTGAGCTTGCCGATCCGGCCAAGTTCCAGAGCTTCGCCACTGACGCGATTGGATACCTGCGGAACGAAGGCTTCGACAACGCCGAGATCGCTGACGCGCTGGACCACCGTGTCCTGATGTTGGCGAACGACGCGCGGCAATGGCGTGCCCACAAGGCCGCCCAGCAGTCGCTCCCTGCAAAGAAGATCGTCCAGAAATCAGCGGTTAGGTCGCTGACCACGGACGGCACTGGCTCGCGCGCAAACCCTCCCCGGTTCCCTGCGCAAGCATCACGTGACCGCAAGACGGACTGGGTCGTGAACCAACTCCTTTCAGAGGAATAAGGCAATGGCCGTCCCAACCAATACGCTTCTCACGTTTTCCGCCATTGGCAACCGTGAAGACCTGCTCGACAAGATCACCAACATTTCGCCCACGGACGTTCCGTTCCAGACGATGGCCGATACTTCGACCGCGTCGGGCACCTTCCATGAATGGCAGACCCAGGCGCTCGCCGCCGCTGCCGCCAACGCGCAGTTGCAGGGTGACGATGTCACGTTTGCCGCTGCTACGCCGACCGCCCGTGTCGGCAACCGCACGCAGATTTCCCGCAAGGAAGTCATCGTGTCGGGCACTCAGGACGCGGTCAACAAGGCCGGCCGCAACAAGGAAATCGTCTATCAGATGAGCCTTAAGCGTGATGAGCTAAAGCGCGATAAGGAGTTCGTTCTCCTGTCGAACCAGGCTCCGGTCACGGGCAACTCGTCCACTGCGCCGCAGCTTCGGCCGATGTGTGGCTGGATCACCACCAACGACTCTCGCGGTGCCGGTGGCGCCGATGGAACCTCGTCGGCGGCGGCAACGGACGGCACCCAGCGCGCGCTCACGCTCGCGATGGTCACGACCGCCCAGCAGGCAGCTTGGACGCAGGGCGGCAAGCCCGGCTATATCCTCTGCGGCCCAGTCCAGCGGCAGAACCTCACCACCATCATGGGCGGTGCAGCGACCAAGTTCTACGCCGTGGAAGACAAGAAGATGACGGCCACGATCCAGGCTTTCGAAGGCGACTTCGGCCTGGTCAAGATCGTGACCGATCGCTTCGTGCGTGGTGGCCAGACTTCGGCAGATCGGGAAATCTTCCTGCTCGACCCGGACCTGGTAGCCGTGTCCTACCTCACCGGCCGCAAGATGGTCACCGAGGATCTGGCGAAGACGGGCGACAACGAGAAGGGCTTCGTCCTCTCGGAATACACCCTTGAAGTGCGTCAGGAAGCCGGCCTCGCAGCCGTGTTCGATCTGACCTGATAAACGGGGCGCGGGCTTTCGGGTCCGCGCCCTCCTTTTTGAGGGGAGCCGCCATGACCCGCAAGATCGGCCAGCATTTCGATGCCAACGGCATCCTCGAACAGTGGTTCGACAACGACGATGGCACGGTGTCCGTAAAGCGCACCGATGATGCGCAAGAGGCATTGGACCGCGTATCTGCTGCCAACCTCGACGGCCTGCCGACAATCGACGGGCTGGGCAAGCCAGTTGCGGAAGTTCCTGTTGTAGCGGCGATGGCATGGGCCGAAGGGCGCGGCATCCCTTGGGAAAAACTGCTCTACAGCAACGATTATGACGATGAGTTCAAGCGGTTCTGCCATGAGCATAGCCGCCTGCAGTACCGTTCGCTCAAGTCGGTTCACACCGTCCAGTGACCTACACGGATCTCCTCAATGATGTCTCGGACACGCTTGACCGCGACGATGTAGCTACGCGCCTGCCGCTCTGGCTGAGGCTAGTCGAAGCCCGGCTTAATCGGCTGCTCGACGACCCTGACATGGAAGTATCGGTGCCCCTCATGGGCGACGGCGCTGACCTGCCGTCCGACTTTGGCGCGATGGTTTCAGTTGGCACGGCGGATGACAATCGCCTGACTGCCATGGGTAACGATGAATATGCCTCTGTCCTTCCCACAGCGGGAACGTCGCGCTTCTACACGATACGCGAAGGGAAGATTTACTACGTCCCTGGCGCAGCCAACGTCACATTAGTCTACAGGCGCACTATCCCGGCGCTGACGGCAGTGAACACGACGAACTGGCTGCTCGACCGTGCGCCGGACCTCTATTTCTACGGCGTGCTGCTCCAGGCCGAAGCGTGGGACGTAAACACCGAGGCGGCAGCGGGTTGGAAGTCCCTTTGGGACGAGGCCATAACCGAACTGCGGGCAGACGGGGCTAAGCGCAAATGGGGCGCCGGGCCGATCGCGCCACGGATCAGGCGCCCATGAAGCTGGCCTTTGGGGATTTCATGCCAGACTTGCCGGATCACGCCTCACCGGGCGTGGCCGAGGCAGTCAACGTTTACCCCGGCAGTATCGGCTTTCGCCCCGTAGGCCAGTTTCTCCCCCACGCTGACGCATTGCCGTTGCCGTGCAAGGGCGCTCAGGCATTTATCGCCCCGTCCGGCAGGCTGGTGCTTATCGCGGGCACGTCAGCGGGGCTTTACCGGCAGACGGCACTGGGCTGGGTCGAGATTGGGTTCGGCTATTCGCTAGGCGACGATGACCGTTGGCGGTTCGTGCAGTTTGGCGAGATTGCCATTGTCAGCAATGCGGTGACGGCCCCGCTCAAGATCAACCTTGAGACAGACGCGGTTGCAAGCCTTGGGGGTTCGCCTCCGACGATGCAG